GCGATCACCGAAGTCTCCCGCCAGATCGCCGACGACATGAAGGTCGAACTGTGGGGCGAGATGCAGGCCACGTTCGAGCGCATGGGTCTGTCGTTCATCGACCCTGACGGCAAGACGTACGACTGGTATGACCGGCTCACCACGAACGAGAAGAAGCGCCTCACCAACGACGGCTTTCTCATCAGCCGCTACGACAAGCTCACCTCCCCCGACCAGCTCCAGCAGACCGCCGCCAACTCGGGGCAGGTCAACCCGAGCCTGTCGATCGACGACGCCGTGGAGATGTACCTCGATCTCTCCAAGCGGATTCAGGATGTCCGCATCAAGCGCACCGCTCGCAACCGGCGAGAGAAGCGCGGTGCGGCAGGACTCGTCGAAACCGACATGGTCACCGGGGAACGCATCGTCGCCTACGGGCCGACCCGGTACACGCAAGGCCCGCCCGTCAACGACGTGCAGATCACCCGCATCGCTCAGCAGATGGGCATGTCACCGAGGATCATCGACGCCGCACTCAACGGCAACGCCCAACGTCTCCGTGAAGTCCTGCAAGACGAAGCGCAGGCAGGCTACGAACAGGTGCGCCGAGCGTTCGACGCGCTCGACCCCGCCGACCGGCCGTTCATCATCGACAGTGCACGGGCAGCAGCAGCCCGCGGCGGTGACGTGCTCGGCGACCTGATCGACACACTCGAGCTGGACTACGAGACGGCGAACCTGATCGACGGCACCATCAAAGGTGACGTGCTCGTCGACTGGCTGGAAGGCGCAGACCCGGCCGTACCTGAGACGTTCGTTCGGGCCGTCACCGAGACTGCCGGTCCCGCTCAGAAGCGGCTCATCGCCCGGTTGCAGCAGACGCTCCGTGCATCTCGGGCAGCGCTCCGCAACAACTACACCCGTCAGCGTGAGACACGGGCGCTGCTCGACCGTTCCCGCGAGATGGACCTTGACCGGGCCGACGATCTCGCCGGTCGTGTCGACGTCGCCGAACTCCAAGTGGATGCTGCGGCGGCACGCATCGACGACGTGGAAACGAACCGGCCCCGGCTCGACGAGACGATCGCGGTCACCGACAAGATCGGCGACGTGTGGAAGCGGTATCGGCGCACCGTCGACACCGAGTCCGGTCAGCGGGTACGCAAGGCGGCAGCGGACCCGGCCAAGACCGAAGTGAAGATCACGATGTCGCGGGCCGAGCGTGCCCGTGTCACCGAGGGTCGTCTCATCAACACCCGTCAGAGTGTGCAGCGTGAACGGCAGGCGTTGTCCCGGCGTGTCCACAACAAGACGAAGCAGATCGCCACCCTTGAAACCGAGTTGGGTCGGTCGTTCCAGTTGCGGCTCGTGGAGGACATCAACACGCCGGCCGTCAAGAGCATGACGAGCATCATCCGGCGCGAGGGCAAGCCGATGGGTTCGGTGGTGCCACCGTTCCAGGGTCGTCCGGCCACGTTGACCGGGCTCATGGATTCGATCATCCGGCACTCGAAGGATGCGTCGGGCAACGCTCGTGGCACCGCAGGTGTGCAGGCGGTGGCGTCGCGCATGATGCAGAGCGAATGGAAGTTCGACTCGGTGGACGAGATGTACCACGCGTTCATCGACGCAGCCGAGGCCGAGGGCATCGACGTGTTCGCGTCGGGTGACAACGCCCGCAACCTGTCGAACTCGCTGATGGCCGAGAAGGCGTTGGAGGTTGCCAACGAGGTGCAGATGCAGGCGGGCAGCACCAACCTGAGTCTGCCGCACATGGTGTACGAGGCGATCAGCAAGCACATCAAGGGTGAGGCGTTCCCGCAGGAGGCACTCAACGCGCTCGACGCCCGCTACGAGAAGTACCTGCGCTCCCGCACCCGGCATCTGCGCGACATGGACAGCGCCTACCTCCAGGCGCAACCGAAGGCGTGGCGCGAGATCGCACGCGAGTCGATGGGCACGATCGAGAACGCACTCGACTACGCCGAACGGGCACTGGACCGTGGCGACCTGTACGAAGCGAGCATCTACCATCGCATCGCCGCCGAAGCACCGACCACGCTCGAAGCGATGAAAGCGGAAGGGCTCAACCCGAAGCATCTGATCGGCGGCAAGAAGCTGACCGACGCAGCCAGCACCCGCAACTTGAGTGGCGGCGGCTCAACCTTCGCGGCCAAGTCGATCCGTGGCACGAAGCAGTCCAAGACCGGTGGCCGAGTCGTCGGCCTGTCCGACTATGTGCGCCTGGAGATGGATCAGCAGGTCGCCGAAATCAACCGCATGGGCCTCAACGCCATGCGGAACAACCCGGCAGTCACCACCCCGCTCGCCAACATCCCCGGCCCCGACGGCGTCACCATCGGCGCACGGATGAAGGAGTACAGCGACCTCAACGGGGACAACCCGATGCCGCAAGACATGATCGCCGAACTGCTCGACGAAGCAGGATGGGGATTCCTCCCCGGCGAAAAGACGTTCACCCATTCCACGCCGGTCGCGCCGAAGCTCGCGCTCAAGCAGATCGAAGCGCAGAACATGAGCACCCGGCCCATCCCGATCAAGATGCTGTCCGCAGCCAACCGGGTATTCAAGTACGCGGTGCTCGCCGCATCACCGCTCTGGCAGATCGGCAACCTGATCGGCAACCTGTTCATGACGACGCTCGGCATGGGCAAGGTGTCGATCTTCGACGTGCCCCGCCTCGTCCAGCAGGCCGCGAAGGACACGGGCGGGTACAAGGCGTTCTGGGATCGTGGTGGCATCGCACCGTGGGCACCGGACCGGCTCGCCTCGCACGGCGTCTCCTACGGCGAACACCAGCTCATCCGTGAAGGGTGGGACGCGACGAAGAAGGAGAACCTCGGCAAGCGGTTCGTCAACTCGATGTATTCGCTCAACGAGTTCATGGACAACGCCTTCCGGTCCGTCACGTTCGCCGACCAGATGCAGAAGATGGCCGCGGACCCGACGTCGGCGCAGCGGCTCAAGGACGCCGACATGACCATGACCGAGGCCGCAGTGCAACACACGCTGCGAGCACTCGGCGACTTCACCAAGATGACATCGTTCGAGAAACGGTATCTGCGCGAGGTGTTCCCGTTCTGGGCATGGATTCGCCACCAGACCGTCATGACGATGCGTATGCCGATCTACTCGCCGGCACGCACCGCCTACCTGATCGCCCTCACCGACCTGCTCGAGGACGAGGACATGGCCGACGAGTGGTACGACATGATGGGTTCCCGTATCCCGCTGCCCGGTGGTGTCACCCTGAACTTGGGTGGCATCTCGCCGTTCGTTGCGCCGTGGGATGTGCCGATCAACCCGTTCAACCTGGACACGATGGTCGGCAACGCCTCACCGATGCTCAAGCTGCCGGTGCAGGTCGGCACGGGTTTCAACCCCGACAGTCTCGCCCCGACGTCACGGCCATACGACGAACGCGCGACCGACATGTTCGGCCGTCCGAAATCGTCGTCTCCGCTGCTCGGACTCGCGAAAGACCCGGCGAACGCGCTCGGCGAGATCGGCTACATCACGTCGGGTATCCTCCCGCAGACCCGTGCCGCCCGCAACATTGTGCTCGGGCCGGGTGAGGCACGCTTCGGGTCCGGTGATCGGGTGGGTGACGGCAAGTACGATGATCCGAACAAGACGGCGATCGACGAACTGCTTGCCGGGCTCAGGATGCCACGTCCTGAGAACATGGAGAAGCGGCTCGACGATCTCACTCAGCGCATTCTCGAAGGACGGTCCTGATGAGTTACCCACCGACAACGCCGGTCAACAACCGGGCCAACTCGACACCGTTGCCGACGAACCATCCGAACGACCACAACGCCATCTCGAACGCGCTCACCGACATCATCAACGTGCTCGGCGCAACCCCTGATGGGGACGAGGCGAGCGTGACGGCACGGTTCGAGGATGCGGAGACACGCATCACCGCAGCCGAAGGTGACATCACCACCGCCGAGGCCGACATCGACGCTCTCCAGGCGCTCACGGCTGCGTTGCCGAGGATCGGGTTCGGCACCTACTCGGGCACCACGAACGGGACGACGTCGGCGCTTGTCGTCACGCACGGGCTCGCGTTCACCCCGACGCAGGTGATCGTGCAGCCGTCGACCCCGAACGGTGTGACCGGCTCCGACCGATATGTGACATCGAACGTCACCGCGATCACCGACACGACGTTCACGATCGGACGCTGCGTCGCGCAGGACGGCACTCTGCTGACCGGCGTTGCCGTCACCGGCTACTTCATCGCGATCGCGGCTGCTGCCTGATGGTGACCCAGCGTGCGCTCCGTCTGCTGTTCAGGACCGGCACCCCCGCGCCCGACGGCAACTACGGCTCGAGCGGACGCACCTACGGTGAAGCGGGCTGGACGTACGGGCAATCCGCGACCGAAGGCACCGAGACACGCTACGAGTTGACGGCGTTCCCCGGCTGGGGGGCACGGTCCAACGACTGGGAGTACCGGCAGTGGGACACGTCACCCGACATGGAGGTGGCGCTGCTCGCACCCGGTGGCGTCCCGATCGACTACTCGCTGCTCGTCGACGCCGAACTCGTGTTGACCATGTCCGGCTACAGCGGTCTGACCGGTGAGGGCACATCCCGGTATTCGCCGACGTTCCCGCTGACGATCGAAACGGATCGGTTGCGACGGGTGTGGGAGAAGCATGATCTCGTCGCGGTCGGCACGTATCGGGTGGCGGCGATCGTCACGTACGTTTCGGGCCGGACGTTGACGGTGCCGGCGTCGGATGAGGCGGCGCTCGTGGTTCGGGACGGGGCTCGGCCATGATCGAGCAGGTCATCAGGATGCGTGTCGGTGACCGGTTGCCGCAGTTCTCGGCGCAACTTGCTGACGAGTACGACCGGCCGATCAATCTGACTGATCGGCGGGCGTGGCTGAGTGTGCCGTGGGTGGATGGTGACGCGCCGTACATCGTTGAGTGTTCGGTGGTGGACGCCGTCGATGGTGTGGTGCGGTACGACTGGTCGCAGGACGAGGTCGACGCCATGATCCCCGGCGTGTACGAGGTGACGGTCCGTGTGACTGATCTGGCTGGCGACCCGGTGTTGGAAGCACCGACGCGCAGAGACGCGACCCTGATCGTCACGTCGGATATCGTCGGGTTCAACTACCTGCAAGCAACCGACGGGAATCTGATCCTGACCACTGCTTCGCAACCGATCGAGGTGTGATGTGAGAACAGACTGGGGTGACCTTCCTGGCGGGATGTTGAACGCTGTCGCCGACGATGACATCCTGCTGATTCAGGATGTGTCGGACACCACGGACGGGCCGAACGGGACGACGAAGGGTGTGCTCGCGTCGAAGATCGGGACCGGTGGGACCGGTGGTGGCGGCGGGGGTGGTGCGAGTGACGCTGTCGACGTGGCGATCACCGACACGGGCGGGCTGTACACGGCCACGAACGTCGAGGCGGCGCTCGCCGAGGTCAAGACCATCGCGGACTCGGCGCTCGGCGGCGGTCTGGTCGGCATCGTCGATGACACATCACCGCAGCTCGGCGGGAACTTGGACACCAACGGCTTCGACATCGTGCTCGACGCAGGAGACGAAGTCCAGTTCACGAACAGCACGGTCGCCATCAGCCGCGAGGTCAACAACCTTGTGCTCGAGTCGGGGGCGTCAACGATCATCCGTGACAGTTTCGGCTCGGTCGAGATCGCGTCGGGTGGGCTGACGGCTGAGACGGTCACCACACAAATCCTGAACGCCGACGAAGTGGTCCTCACCGAAGGCGCAACCGTCGACGGGCGTGACCTGTCGGTGGACGGCACGAAGCTCGACGGGATTCAGGAAGGCGCAACTGCGGGGCCGGTCGACTCGGTCAACGGGGATCAAGGCGCGGTGCTGGTCACGGTCGAGTCGATCAACGCATTGTCGGCACGCGACGGCGGCGGCGGGATCATCAACGTGATGACCGGTGTGACCGGTGCTCGGGCGCTCAACTTGTCGGACGGCAACGTGCAGCACATCGCGTCGACCGCAGGCAACTACACGCTCGGGTCACCGAGCGGTGGGTTGACCGGCCGGGACCGCATGTTCATGCTGGTCATCGACACGACCACGACCGGGCACACGCCGACGTGGTTCGGGAGCCTGACGTGGGTGAACGGTGCTGCTCCGACGATTACGTGGACCGGTGGCACGCGGCAATACTTCCAGTTCTGGTCGGGTGACGGGACGAACTGGACGGGCTGGCATCTGACGCCGGCCGCACCCGTCGATCAGGTCGCCTACAGCGTGTCGGGAACTCTGGTCGCCGGGGCCGGGGGCTTCCGTCTCTACAACGATTCGGGTTTCGCTCGCACGATCACCACGGTTCGGGCGTCGGTCGGCACGGCACCGACCGGCGCTTCGATTCTCGTCGACGTCCACAAGAACGGGACGACGATCTTCACGACGCAAGGAGATCGGCCGACCATCGCAGTGTCGACGAACACTGACACGGCCACACCGAACGTGACGTCGTGGGCCAACGGTGACTACCTGACTGTCGACGTGGATCAGATCGGTTCGACCATCGCCGGGGCCGACCTCACGGTCACGGTCAACTACACGCAGGCAGCATGACCGGGCGCATCATCCCGATCGGTCGCCGCCGAGGTGCCGGTGGTGGCATCGACACACCAGCCGATGTCAACCATCCCACCGCGGTCATCCAGTTCTCCGACCTGCCGGACCGCAGCGACATGGTCAACTGGTCTGGCGCTGTCGTGTCGGGCAACGTGTACGTCGGGATCACGAACACGAACCCTGAGATCAGTCTGGTGTCGTGGTATCTGAACCCCGCCAACGTCGGCGCGCTCGGCGAGCTGGTCGATCCGTCTGCCGATCCGTCGTTCGTGCGCAGTGACGCCACCGTCCCGTACGACTTCCAGGGTGGCACGACCGCAGCCAACCCGTTCAACACGACAGCCCAGGCGAACGGTGCGTCCCTCATCGCGATCAGGGTCGTGTACGTCGACGGGTTCGTGTCAGTGTTCTCGGCGACCGCGACGATCAGCAACGTGGCTCCCGGCGATCCTCCCGGCGCTCCGGTCCTCACGTCGATCACTGCGCCAGCGAACGGGCAGGCCCGCATGGCGTGGCAGGTGGCGACGAACACTCCGACGTCGTACGACGTGCAACGATCGGCGTCTGGTGCGTTCACGTCACCGACCACGGTGAACACGGGTGGCACCAGTCTGACCTACTTGTGGACAGGGCTTGCGGCCGGCACCTATCACATGCGGACTCGCGGGGTCAACGCGTTCGGTGACGGGGCATGGTCGAACTCGTTGACTGTCGTGGTGACTGCCGGTGGCGGCTACGGCGTCGGGAACGCTGACGGGGAACTCTCTGGGGCGTGGCTCAAGCGAGTGTCATGCCAAGGGCAGAACATCAACAACTCCGACGTGGTGCATCCGTTGTCGTTCAAGACGATCAACGCTGACCGCAAGGTTCCGCTCGCCAACAAGATCAGTGTGTTGACCGGCGCACCGGCCCAGTGTGTCGCGACATGGAACGCAGGACGAAGGCCGAGCGCGACAACATTCGACGGTCCACAATGCCAGCTCTACGTGACGCTCGGGTGGGGTGTCAGCGCCAAGAAGTTCGGCAAGAACGGCAACGTCATCAACTGGCACACCCAGTCGTTGCACAACCTGGCAGCGACATGGAACGGCGTGCAGGACGCAGCATGGCGAACCGTGGTTGATTCGTGGATCGCGAACCGTTCAGGCGGATACTCCGATTGGACGCATCGCATGTGGATCAGGCTCGGGCTCGAGTTGGGTCCGTGGTTCCCTGACTTTCCCGGTGTTGACTCCAACTTGGTTGGCGATCTCGGCACGACGTCGCTGTACTCCGCCGAGATCAACGCAGCCATGAATCAGGTGAACGTCGACGGCGATCGGTTCCCGATCTTCAAGGGTGCATGGGATCACGTCGTCGGTCTGATTCGCGGGCGGTGTGCTGCGGCCGGTGTCGTAGCGCCGATCATCATGCCGAACTTCGTTGACGGTGCCGCCGATCCTGGTGACTCTGGCACATCCGGCCCATCATCGCAGTTCGTTCCTGGGGTCGCCACCGATGTTGAGGAAACGCCTGACGTGAACGGGCTCGACATCTACGGGCGGGGGGCTGACGTTCGACCGTCTCGTCTGCCTGGCCGTCCCGCAGACGGGAACCCCGTCAACTACGATTTCACCGATCTTCGTACCGTGCTCGACCGGATCGCTGATCTGTGCTTGGAAGTGAACCGGCCGATCTCGTTCCCTGAGTGGTGGTCGAACCGCAAACGCGATCCAGATGGTGGTGGCGAAGCATGGAACGACCATGAGCGCGCTGCGTTCACAAGATACATGGCCGACTACATCGACACAGGGTGTGGCGGCAAGGGTGTCGCGGTGCATTCTCATTCGCCGTTCATCCAGCAGGACAATGTCGCAGGCACCGACACCGGCAACCGGCAGATCAGCAACAACACGTCCTACACGTACATGCCTGCAAACGACGAACTCTCATCGCCGCACCCACCGGGCACGCCAACCTCCCCAGCCCCACTGATGCGCGCCGCCTTGTACGACCTGTGGTCGCCGACGGAAGTGGACCCGATCTGATGGGCAAGGGATGGGGAGTCGTCAAGGCTGCGGAAGTGGCTCCACCGCCAGCGGCGGCATCGTTCTGTGGAACCAACACGTTTGAGATCAAGGTCAACCAGACGTCGACGTTCAACCACACCTTGGCGGCGGGCAGTGACCGGCTCGTGATCGTCCAGTTCTCGTGGGTGACGGTGGGTCGGACGTTGGATTCTTGCACGTACGGTGGCGTGACGATGACCGAGGTGACGGGGTCGCTGCATGGTTCGGGTTCCCCCGGCACCAAGGTCAAAGCGTTCTATCTGCCTGAGGCGTCACTGCCTGCGAACGGGGCGCACGTCATCGACCCGGCGTTCTCGTCGACGGAGACGGCCATGCGGATCGGGTGTTCGGTGAAGTGCTTGCAGGATGTTCCGTCGCCGACGATCTCGTGTGCTGGTGATGCTGGCACGGCGACGGCGTTCTTCCCTCGGACGGTCACGTCGACGTCGGTTCCTGCTGGCAGTGTGATCCTGTTGCACGGCGCACACAACGACGTGTCGACGGGTGCGCTGTCGGTTGACATCGGGACAAACACGACTTTGCAGGAGGCGGGAGAAATCTACGCTCTCCAGGGCTATGTGCTCGACTCGGGTGCGACGGGCGACAGGGCCTCGGTGTGGTCGGTGGCGTCGGAGAGTTCGAACACGAAAGCGGCTGTGCATCAGGTCATCGTGGCCTACTGAGTAAGGTGGTGGCATGACGACCGCCACCTATGCGACGCGCGTGCCGGTCCATCCTGATCGGATGGGTGCGGTCAAGACGTCCGGCCCGAACTTGTGGGCGATCCTGCACACATCGGAAGGCGGCGAAGGTGTCGACTCTGCCGAGCAGCTCGCGTCGTTCCTGTCCCGGCCGGGTGATCGACCGAACGGATCGGGCGGCAAGTACGGCTCGAGCTATCACGTCATTTTCGACACGGACCGGGTGATCCCTGCCGTGTACTACGAGATCGTGGCCTATTCGGCGGGCGGTGCGAACGCTCAAGGCATCCACGGGTGTTTCCCCGGCAAGGCCGGTCAGACCCGTGAGCAGTGGTTGGATGATGTGTCGAGGGCGATGATCCGTCAGTGCGCGGCGTGGCTGGTCGACATCCAAGCACAGTTCGGTATCCCGGTGGATCGCAAGATGTTCCCCGGTGAGATGCTGGCGGGCGACACGGGGCTCGGCGATCACTTCACGGTGACCGAGGCGTTCGGCAAGTCGACGCACACCGATGTCGGGCCGGGGTTCCCGTGGGATGTCCTGTTCGCTGACATCGCTGCACTCACCGCGCCTGTCCCACCACCACCACCACCACCACCGCAATCCGAAGGAGATTCCGTGCTCGTCAACCTGATCCGACTCGAAGGGACGCCCGCTGTGTACGCCCAGTATTCGGGCGGCTACAAGTGCTGGGTGCCGGACGAGGCGACTCTCGGAGCGCACGTCATGATCTCTGGTCTGACGGTCACCGTCATCGCCAAGAAGCATCTCGGGCTCTGGAAGTCCAGTGGCCCCATCCTCGGTCCAGTGCCGGCCGGCGTCGACGCCTGGGGTGTGCCGAAGTGATGTTCGCTGCGATCTCCGAAGGCACATGGGCGTTCCTCGGTGTGCTCATCACCAACGCCGTGCTCCTGGTCGGCCTGTTCTACCGGCAGGGGAGAATCGCAGCAGGTGTCCGTGACGTCAACCGTGCCGTCAACCATCAGCCCAACGATCATCCGACCCTGATCCAGCGGGTGGCGTCGTTGGAAGTCTCAGCGGACAACGCCGACCGTCACCGCGAATGGCAGCACGGTGCGTTGCACGCGATCAGCGTCGAGATCGGCTGCGAGTTGCCGCCGTATCCGAAGGACTTGCCGTTGGATGTCCCGACCGCCTACCCGACAGGAGATGAATCATGAGGAACCTTGCGCAAGCGATCCCGGCCAAGTGGCGCACCGCCATCTACTCCATCCTCGGTACTGCCGTTGGACTCGAAGCGATCTTCGATGTGATCGAGGCTGGCTGGGAGAACAAGATCATGGCGGCGCTGGTGGTGCTCGGCTTCGGGGTGGCCGTCGGCAACGTTCAGTCGTCGTGATGTAGTTGGGGGGTTGCTCTGATGTAGCGACATGGTGTACCATGTTGCTATGAAGAAACGAGCTACTCATTCCCCTGTCGCGTCCGTCAAGGTGTACGACCAGTCGGTTCGTGCCGCCGCCGATCGGCTCGGTGTCTCCACGGAGACGATCAAGCGGTGGGCGAGGTCGTCCCGTATCGACGCGAGGAAGAACGTGTCGGGCAATTGGGTGTTCAACCTGGCCGACGTCGAAGCCATGCGTGATCGCAACGTCGTGATCGAGGCGCTGTGACCGGCTGGGACTGGGTGGTCTTGGCGATCATGGTGCTGTACGCGGTGTCGGCGTTCGTGAACTGGCGGCTGGTGTACTGGCAACGCAAGTTGATCGCCGCGCAGGAGGAACAGATCAAGGCGCTGCGAGAGAGCTACGACTTGGCGACGGACCTGCTGTGGAAGCACATGCCGAGGTCGTCATGACGCCGTTCACGATCTGGAAGCCAACCGACCGGTTGGAGTGGTTGAAGGTGCGGGCACCGTACTTCAATGCGTCGTCGGCGGCAGTGCTGTTCGACCGTCACCCGTTCCAGTCCGCTGCGGACTACGCCGTCGAGAAGCTCGGTGACGTCGTCGACAACGAACCGACCGACCCGATGAACCGGGGCCGGCATCTCGAAACGGGCATCGCCGACTGGTTCGGCGAGACGATGGGGTGGACGCTGATGGAACCGGGCGTGCTGTACGGTCGCGGCCCGCTGCTTGCCACGGTGGACCGCATCGTGGAGCAGACCGGGTCACCCGTCGAGATCAAGACGTACAACGGGTACACGTCGGAGCCTCTGCCGTACTGGCTGGATCAATGCCAGGCGGTGCTCGCATGTACCGACACCGACACGCTGTATCTGGTGTGGATGGATGCGTCCATGTCGTTGCAGTGGTGCGAGGTGGATCGTGACGAAGTGTTCATCGCCGATCTCGTGGACCGGGCCGAACGGTTCATGGCGGCGATCGAGTTGGGGATGATGCCGGATTGGATCACGCCCGAGGCGCATCATGTGGCGGCGTTGCATCCTGATCCGTCGGGTGAGGTGGTGCTCGACGATGACACTGCCGGGTTGCTGCGTGAGTTCGACGAGCATCGCAAGGCTGCGAAGTATCACGAGGCGGCGATGAAGGAGATCAAGGATCAGGTCGCGAACGTGCTCGGTGACGCCGAGGTCGGTGTGCATGACGGGGTGACTGTCGTGTCGTGGAAGAAGGTGAAGGGCCGGTCGTCGTTCGATCAGGCTGCGTTCAAGGCTGAGCATCCCGAGTTGGTTGGCCGATATGTCAAGGTCGGGGCACCGTCCCGGCGATTCGTTGTTGCAGGAGGAAGCGAAGATGATTGAGTTGCCGTTGGTTGCCGAGAAGTGGGCGCAACCGCCCGCTGCGTTGATCTCCAAGCTGGATCGTGGCAAGGGGGTGAAGCTCGACTACCTCGGGCACGCCGATACCACGTTGGCGTTGATCGACGTCGACCCAGAGTTCACGTACGACTATGCCCGCGACGAGCGTGGCCGCATGGACGTGTACGAGATGGGGTCGAACTGGGTGCTCGAGGGCACGGTCACGGTGCATGGTGTGACGAGGCCGTGTGTCGGGACGTGCGAGAAGCGCAAGGCTGAGGTCCACAAGGAGTTGTTGGGCGATCTGTTGCGGAACGGGGCGATGCGGTTCGGGATTGCGACGGCGTTGTGGTCGAAGCTGGATGATGCGACCGACGCCCATTTCGCGAAGCCTGCCGAGCCGACGCCGTTGTCGACGGCGAACCTCGCCAAGTTCGATGCGGCGTGTACGGAGGCGGGGTTGTCGCCGGCTGCGGTGATGGGCAAGGCGTTCCCGTCTGGTCGGCCCGAGCCGTTGCTCGACATTCATCTCCCGGTGATGCGGGATGCGTTCAAGCAGATGAAGGCGGCGGTCGCTGACGTGGCAGATGTGTCGGGCGTTCATGATGTGCAGCGCGGCCAGGTGGGCGACGAGCCCGAGCACGAGCCCGAGCCCGAGGTGACGTTGGCTTCGGACGCGCAGGTGAAGAAGATTCAGATACTCATGGGCGAGGCCGGGATCAAGGATCGTGTCGCCCGGTTGGAGTACATCCGCAAGGCGCTCGGGTTGGAGTCGCGTCCGGCTTCGACGAAGAACCTGTCACGTCAGCAGGCACACACACTGATCGAGTACATGGAGTCTGATGCGCGACCGGCTGAGCAGGGTGAGTTCGATGGGTTGGTCGAGTCGTGAGGCGTGACGATGATGGTCTGCGGCCGGCGTGCGGTGCGGTGTACGGCGTCGTGCTCGGTGCGATCGTGTGGACGGTGGCTGCGTTGGCTGTGATCTGGCTGTCGCGGTGGCTGGTGTGAGTGATCGACTGTTCGAGGTTCCCGATGTGTGTGTCGATTGCGGTGCGCCGTTCTCGTGGACGGGGCCGGGTGAGCGTGGTGTCATCCAAGGGTGGCGTCGTGCGTTTCTTCGGGTGAAGGGCGGGAAGGTGTGCCGTGACCGGCAGGCGTGCAAGGGGCGGCGGTCGTGAGTGATTTCATGCGGGTGGCTCGGTCGTTGGCGTGGCAGCAGTCGTTGGCGATGCGTGGCTATGCGCGCATGGGGGTGGTGGTCTGCCATCCGCAGTCGTCGCGGGACGTGCTGGATGAGGCGCTCGATTTGGTGTCGTCGCATCATGGGATGCGGTCGTGGCGGTCGATGTGGTTGCCACGCGCAGGAGCCCCAGCTGCTGACGCTGTTGCGTAGTGCCGGGGCTCCTTTGGTGGCGCTGAGGGGGCTAGCGCTTTTTGTGATGTTACTCGTTCTCCCGGTCCCAGTCGTCATCGGCGTGGTCGTCGCGCCAGGCTTCGGCGGCTTGTTCGGGTGTGAGTTCTTCGGCTTCGACCATGCGGTCGAGGCGGGTTGCGTAGCTGGGTCCGATGGTCATGTCGTGATCTCCTGGTGGATGTCGTGCAGCTCGGTGCTGCATCGGGTGATGTTGATGGGGTCGGTGTCGGGTGTGTGGTGGATGATGATGTGTGAGTCTCCTGCCAGGGTGCGTGCGGCTTTGGTGGCGTAGAGATGCCAGCAGAGTTCGGCTGCGACTCGGGCGGTGGTCATTGTGGGGTCGAGGGCGATGATGCTGCCGTCTACTGCGGGGAGTTGGTGTCCTTCGATGAGGATGCGCCAGTAGTAGGCGGCGGTGTCGAGGTGTAGGTGGGTGCGTTGGACGGTGAGGGTGACGTCTCCGCTGGTCATGGAGAGTTCGGGGCCGGGGTCATATCCGTAGGCTGCGGGCTCGGGCTTCCATGCTTCGGGGATGATGAGGTCGATGAGGGGTTGGGCGCAGTCCTCGCAGTACCAGTGCTCGCCGATTTTGGTCATCGGTACGTACTTGGTGGTGGCCGGGCCGGTGGGGTCGACGTCGCATCGTCCGCAGTCCTCGCAGTGATGCTCGCAGGCTTCGTGTTGCAGGCCGGCGAGTTGGTTGCGGGCGCTGTCGTCGAGGCGTGGGGGTGGTTCGTAGTTGTTCCAGGTCCAGCGGCTCATTTGCGTTCTCCTGTTCTGGTGGTGGGTGGTGGCGGGGGGCAGGGTTGCGGTTCCCAGGCGTGGATTGCGAGGCGAATCCGGTGGGCTTGGGTGTTGATCTGGTCGCGGGCTGCGAGGCAGTCGGCGTGGGTTCGGTCGATGGGTTCGAGGATCATGATGCACCTCGGGGGAATTGGTAGATGCGGTGGCTGGATGCCATGTCTGCTTCGATGGCTTGGGCCAGGTCGCGGTAGATGTTGGTGCGGGTGAGGATGATGGTGACGCATTCGTCAGGGGTGGCGGCGAGGGTGTCGCCTCCTGGGATGCTGTCGCGGGTGAGGGTGCCTGCCCATCGGAGTGTTGCGGGTTGGCCGGGCCGGTCGGGCAGCTCCAGAGTGAGGATGCCTTGTCGGTGGGGGTGGCCGGCGCGTAGGGCTTCGGTGTGCATGGCCGGTAGGAGTCGGTCTACGTCGTTCCATGTGTGTGTCATGACGTTGCCTCCTGTTCTTCGGTGACGTAGTGGACGTCGAGGATGAATCGGTAGACCTTGTGGCCTTCTTCGTTGTCGGCCCATTCTTGGGCTTGGTTGAGGTCGCTGGTGCCTTGGATGTCGCTACCGGTGTCGCCGAATAGGTTGCACCAGGCGTCGTCGTAGTCGGTGCCGGTCATGTAGATCGCGGCGCGGTGGGTTGTGGCTTGCTGTAGGGGGCGCTCGGTGCCGTGCGGTGGGGTGGGGTCGGGCTCGACGAGGGGTGTGAGGCCGATGGCGTCGTTGAGTTGGTCGATGAATTGCTGGTGTGTGCTCATGGTGTGCTCCATTGGGTTGTAGGGGTCGATTGGGTCGTGTCGTTGTGTCATTGGTAGCGGTCCTCGTGGCGATGGACGGTCGATTGGTAGCCAGGCATGACTTCGCCGTCGGTGTCTCGTGGTGGGTTGATCAGGTTGAGCCAGGTGGTGGTGGCGTAGTCGATCTTGATGAGGTGGTCGTATGAGGCTCCGATCTGTCGCGCCCAATCGAGCAGGGCGAGGGGTACTGCGACGACGGTGCAGTTCTCGGTGTAGCGCTCCAGGTTGGGGGGTTGGGCGATCACGGTGCGGGTCATGAACGGTGTTCGGTCCGGTTCGGATTCTCGGCGGAACCAGAACGTGATTTCCCAGATGGTGGCCGCGGGTGCGGTGGGCTTCGGTGCGGGGTCGTCGCGGTGTTCGTCGGCGAGGGATTCGAGGTAGTCGGCGTGGTCGGTCCAGGTCATGGCGTGTCTGCTTTCTGCACGTTGTGGATGGGGAGGGTGGCGCTCCGTGGTGCGAGCGGTTGCGAGGCGTTGGGGTTCAGCGGTCGGGGCCGAACTCGGCGAATACTGACGTGTCGTCGTCGTCGTCGTCGTCGTTGTCCTCCTGTTCTTCTCGTGCTTCTTCGATGAGTGCCACGGCGAGGCGTTCGGCGATGACGTAGAGGGCTGCGCCAGCGAGTGCGGTCAGGTCGGTTTCGTCGGTGCCGAAATCGCTGATGTCCTCGTTGTAGGCGCAGAGGTCCACGAATACTTGCCAGCGTTCGTGCGTGTAGATCGGGACGGCTGAGTCTGCGACCTCCTGGGCCATGTCTGATGTGTCCTCGGTGCCGTCCTCGTCGTATTCCAGGGACTCGGCGACACTCGCAGCGACTTGAAGCAGGAACCGTGCGCCCGGTGAATCGGTGCTGTCCGGGCTCGAACATTCGGCCATCCCAGCGAGCTGGTGAGCGTTGTACGTCTCGGTGGTAGTCATCTTCATTTCCTCCTGTGTGTGTGGTTGGTAGTGGCCGAGCCGGGAATCGAACCCGGCATTATCACGCAACCCGCGCAGCCCGTAACAGTTCAACCGGCGTCGATCGTCTCAGGAGCCAACATTGCACGACACTCCGTTGAATCGAAATCAACGACACCGTCGGCCATCATCCGTTCCCAATCCGGCCCGCACAACTCCGGCGCCCACTCAGCGAACGCCATCATGGTTTCAAGAGCCGTCACAATGTTCGGGCGGCGATCATCGCAAACAGTCGTGAGATCATCACCTCGGGCGATCACCTCACCGTGGTCGCTGGTCCCGTCGTGACGGATCTCCCAATTCCAGCGCGCCCGATCAGACTGGAACGCATCCCAGCGAGCAAACGACACCGAGAACACGAGTCCGGTACCGGTGGACATTGACAAGGTTGGTTCTGGTTGGTAGGTCATGACACCATCGTGAAGCCAACGACACGAGAAGTCCAACAGTTCCTACAGATACCCCCCATCTCCCACACAGATACCCCAGCTAGATACCCTGAACCAATGAGCAAACGCACCGACCAGCTCACCCCATTCACCCCCGAAACAGCCTCCCGCGCCGGCAAACGATCCGCCGAAGTCCGACGCCAACGAGCCATAGCCAGACAAGTCGAACAGGCCCAAGACGCACGCACACTCGCCACACACCTCCAAACGTTCGCCGACACCTTCCAACGAGACGACATCGGCACACACTCAGCCGCAGTCGCAGCAATGATCCTCGCTAAAATCGCAGCAGGACAAGTACCGATCCGTCACGCAGCGGACGCAGCCGAGCTCTTGAAGGTGCTGCACGACATGACCCGACTCGAAGAAGGGCAGAGCACGTCGAACATCCTGCACGGGACGATCGACTCGGGCGCGATCATCGCCCGCATCGAAGAACTCAGAGGCGAACTCACCACCGGACCGAACACGTCGCAAGACTCAGGCAGGGACGATCACCCACCACAGACGTGAGCGGCACACCAAGACCAGGTGAGTGACAACGAAACTCGAAGCCGGCACCCCCACCCCCACCCCCCCAGCCCCCGCTCCGCCGTCACCACCCCTATATGGTCAGGCGTTCGTATAGTGCCCACCGTTTTTCGGGCACGTTGAGTTGTGTGTGTATCAGGAGAACGCTGCTCTGCTTGTAGCCGTGCTCTTGAGAAGCTTGCTGTCCCTGGCTGCTGCTAGGGCAGCACTCGGGAGGTCGGGGTACTGGTTTGCTGTTCTGGGAGAGGAGGCATCTGTGGTGCCTCTACCGCTTCGCTATTGACAGGTTGCACCCGTTCAACTTTCGTCGGGGTTACCAGCGGCGGCGGGGCCGTACTTGGTGTGTCAAGAACTTAGTGTGTGGGTTGGGTGGCGTCAAGGACGGGGGTTGTTGCATTTGCAACGGGTTCAGAACGGGACGTGTTGGACGGGTTGTTGTTCGATTCGTTGGGTGTATCGGATGGCTTCGTTGATGTCGTTGCCGTCTCGGCCTTCGTAGCGGGCGGCGAATGACCAGGCCATTGAGTCGCTCGTGTGGAACAGTTCGCGTACTCGTTGGTTGCGGAGGGCTGTGATTTTGACGCCGAAGCCGTGGAGGCGCAGGTCGGGTCGGATGGCGTGGATGGCTTCGAGGATGCCGACGACGGAGCCGGGGTTGCGGTTGCGTTTGCAGACGGAGCCGACACCGACCCACATGCCGGGGGTGAGCCGGTCGCCGTATTGTCGGACGTGGTCGGCGTAGTCGGCGGGTTCGTAGCCTTGGAGGACGGGCATGATGGGGACGCCGGCTGTGTCGCATTGGGTGAGGGCGTCGTACCGTTCGATGGTGAGTCGTTGGTGGTCGGCGACGGTCAGCCCGGTGCGCTCGAGCACGAACGGTTCGCACATGAAGTCCTGGGCGACTGCGGCGAGCAGGTTTCCGCAGCCGGCGAACCGTCTGATGATGGCGGCGTACTCGTCGACGCTGTCGGGGTAGCCGCCGTGTTTGTTGACCGTCGTGAACGCGCCCGAGTCCATGATCCAGACGTTCGGCTCGAAACCGGATTTGCGGTTTCGGAGTGCGTTGGCGCTGACCATTGCGTACGGCACCCGGCCCGCTTTGTTCGGGTGGTGGACGCCGACGAAGAATCTCACCGTGTCCAGGTGTGGTCGGGGTAGTTGCCGCCGAGGTCGACGATGATCGCTGCGGGTCGTTCGGTGCTGGTGTTGAAGCGGCGTCGGTAGTCGTCCTGTTCGTTGCGGAGCTGTGCGCTGTTGGTGGGCTTGGAGCGGCGTCCGGTGGCGAGGGCTCGGTGGGAGAAGCGGGTGCGGGCGGCGTCTTGTGCTCGGGCGGCTCGTTCGGATTCGCGCATGTGTGCAGTGTAGTTGTCAGGGTGTTGCGGCGGTGTGGCTTGTGGTGTACTGTGCGGGTTGAGCCTGGTGGTCATGCTCACTGTGTGTGTTGAGCCCCGATGATGTGTCAAGCATCATCGGGGCTCACTCCCTTTTCGTCGACGAGCCAGTTGTCGGGGGTGTCCCATCGGTCGTCGCAGATGGGATGGCGGAATCCTCCGGTTCCGAGCAGCATGATCGTTTCGTGGTGGCCGTTGATGGTGGGGAGGCGTCCGCAGTTCTCGCAGGTGTCGTTCATGGCGTCTCATCCCGTCGGGTTCGCAGGTCGGCCATGATCTCGTTGAATGATTCGCCGTCCCGGTGGCGTCGGCGAATCTCACTCAACTCGACGTGCATGTCCAGCGTGTCGATCGCTATGCGGATGCCGCGTGCAATCTCGATCAGCTTGCCGCATCGTTCGGTGTCGCCGTCAACGAATTGGGCTCGTTCAGCCCAGCGCTTGACCATCAGGTCGCGTTCGACGAGGTCGGCTCGCAGTCGGGTGAGGTCGTCGCTCATGGATTGATCGTCGCGTTGCACCACAGGCCGATGTAGCTGTCGTCGAACTCGCTGCGAGCCCATTCGTAGTGGCCGACCGGTTGAGATGTGAACGGTGCTTCGCCGTCAGCGAACCGGGCGACCGGTCCGACAAGATACGTGCCTTGCATGTCGACGGTGCGGCCGTGCCACGGCCCGCCGACGAGGCTCGCTTTCGGTGGCTCCTGGGCCTCGACGTCATTCGGGGTGCCGCGCATCGTCGAATAGTCGGGGTGTGTTGATCCCATCTCCCATCGGCATTGCAATTCGTCGATCAGTTCCCTGTTCGTTGCGTAGCCGAGCTGCGCTTTGTCGATGTCATTCATGATGTCTCCTTGGTTGGTTCTCGTAGATCAGCCGTTCGGTCGCTTGCTGTTTCGACAAGAACGTGATCCAGTCCGCACGCGTCGTCGGTGCATTCCCCCCATGAGAGAATCAAAGCCTCTGGCTGATCCACGCTGGCACGAAGTCGAAGCAGGTGATGTCGTCTCATGTCGTCTCCTTGGTTGGTTCTCGTAGATCGAAGCAGTCGCGTCGACCGCACGTTCCTGTCCGGCCGGCACGGACCTGTTCGACCGGGAGCCAGACGAACCCTTGCTGGCACCAGCATTCGACCATCACTGTTTCGCCGTCTCGTGGGGCACGGAAGTTGCCGTGGGTCATCAGCATCGCCTCCGTCGTTTCCGTGGCTTCTGCGAGTTGTTGACCATCTTGTCCATGATGACCGGGGTGCTGTAGAACTGGTCGACGGTGTCCTGCAACGCGCAGTAGTCGTCATCGCACGCCCGGTCGGGCAGCTTGAACATGGAGGTGACGTCGCACCCGGTGGCGCACTTCGGATGCTGCTTCATCGCCACGCTGCTTCCAGTGCGGCCTCGCGCTCATCCTCGGGAATTGCGAGCAGGGCGGTCATCAGCGGGTACATGGCAACCCTGTCTCCGATCGAAGCGTTCTCGTAGCACCAGAGGATGTGATGTGTTTCGGTGTTGAAGTCGTCGACCACGATGTGTAGCGCGCCGCCGCGTTCGTTTCCTGGCAGCGCCCACCAGTCTCGGAGCAGTTGCCGAAGCTCGGTCGTCATCGCCGGTAGTCCCATCTCGGGATGTCGTTCGGGTGAATGTCCGGCCGGCGTTTCACCGGCCGTTTCTCCAACGGCAGATCGGAACGCAACCGGTCCAGTTTGTCCTCGAGCCGTTGCTTCATCCGCTGCTCGCGGGTCTGCTTGCGTTTCGTCATGCCGCTGCAAAGATCGCGCCGACGACGAACACGATGAATGCCAGCTCGATGACACCGAGCGTCAGTCCTGCGATCGCGAGGCCGGCTGGTCGGAACCCGCGGGTCTTGGCCCGGGACATGGACACGCCTGCGAAGGTGACGGCAAGGATGGGCAGGATGCCGTACATCCAGAACAGGACGACGCCGACGCAGCCGCAGACGAATCCTGCGATTGCCATTCCGTCAGCGGGGGCTCGTGGTGGTTGTTGTTCGATGGTCATGATGTTCCTCCTGTGTTGTTGTTGTTCGCGTCGATGTCGACGGCGATCTGTTGGGGCTGTTGGCGCCAACCGCACTTACTGCACGAGTACGCGGCCAGGTAGGGGCACGGCCATCCATCGCGAGGCCGAACGTGGAGGGTCCAGCTCACGACGTCACCTCTTCGGCTAGGTGGCACATCAGCGAACACTCGAAGTCCGGCTCGTCTGCGCCCATGTCGACGGCGGTCACGTCGAGTTCATCGAGCCAGAGTTTGCGCGGGTTGGCGTGCTGGCGGGCGTCCTCACGCATGATGGACACGTTGAGTTCGCGTTCGACTGCGGCCATCCGGTCGAACGACTCAGGGAAGTCCCGGTGGATGCGCGCCCAGTACGACGGTGCGGTCGCCTTCGGGCAGGCGATGCAGTTGTTGTTGTGGTATCCGAGCTTGTACATGGCCGGGATTTCAATACCCGCCCGGTCGATCATGGCGAGGCAGTCGGCCTTCGTTAACCCGGCGTCGATCAGCGGAGTCCAGAGGTCGATCTCGGGGTTCTGGTCGCGGAATCGGTCGGCGCGCTTGCGCTCCTCGACGGTGTAGCCGAACACCTGCACGTCGTCCGGCTGCTCGATGGCAAATCGAACCTTCTTCTTGAGTTCAACGGTGCAGCGTGCGCCGCCTGGTCCGACGAGGTATCGGGTGCGCTCCCAAACATCCCAGGTGTCGACGTAGTCCGGCGATCGGTGTAACTCGATCGCCTGGCCGAACCATCGCTCGCAGTCGGCGGCGAAGCGGTCGTTGTCGGGGTGTTCGCTACCGGTGTCGATGCGGGCGATCACCACGTTGTCGTGGCTGGCGAGCGCGAGTTTCGTGGCGACCGCAGATGCCGCACCAGCGGAGAACCATGCAAGCACCCTCACGCCGCCACCTCCACCAGTGACGCCGAGGTCACTTGAACGCTCCCTTGGCGAACTCGACGCTGCCAATCTGCACGACCGACATCGGGTCCAACTCCTTCACGTTCGGCAGACGGAACGCGATCGTCGGATCGGTCCTGATCTGCCACGGATACCGCAACGTCCACGTCGCCTCATCCACGAACCCTTCCACCCCGAACCGCAACGTGCCCAACAGCTTCGCGGTGCCGTCGTGACGCATCTCAACGTAGGCGTCCATCTCGCCGTGCGCGGTGCCGTCAGTCCCGTCGACCAACTCGAGCACCATCGGTTCGATGCACTTCACCGGGTCCGGCTTGTAGATGTCGGATTTCACTTCGCACCTTCTTTCATCAAGAGTCCCATGCAGTACCGGCCGACACGCGCCGGCCACAGTCCTTCCTCAATCTCGAAGCCGAGCACCCTGCAATGGCAGTTGGCGCATTCGTACACGTAGTCGTCTGCGTCGTCGCCGTCGTCGGGGAGCTGGTTGAAGTCGTGCCCGCCGAACACGTCACGGTCCAGGTCGATTGACGGATGGTTGAACAGGATGCGCCGTCGGCGACGGTCACGTTTGCGGATCACTGGTGGACCTGCAACTGGACGGCCCACATGCCGGGCTTGGCGTCGGGCGGGAGGGTGATGAGTTGGCTTGACACGGGGAATGACTCGTTCTGCATGAGGTAGAAGGCGGGCGACTCGACGTTGGACAGACCCTCGCGCTTGGCGACGCGGCCTGGCTTGATCGGTCGAAGCAGCACTTCGACTTGGCGTGGATCGAGACTCATGTGGCTTCTCCTTCGATGGTGGTGCGAACGGCGACGATGCTGGACATTGGGCCTTCGATGCGTGACTTGGCGGTCGTGATGAACCAGAACCCAGTGCCACCGTTGAAGAGAGCGTGACCGTTGGCGTGGAACTCGTAGCTGTCGAGATCGAACTCGGCAATACCGGCCTTCTCTGCAACCTCATACCACTGACCATCGGCAAGCAGCACAGCTCGGACATCATCAACGTCGATCCACAGACTCATGCGTGCGCTTCCTTTGTGATGGTGTCTTTCCTCAACATGTTCTCGTGCACACGGATGGTCGGGGTGCGCACCGGCTTGCCGTCGTCGTTGAAATGGATCGCAGTGAGCGGGATCACGACGATGTCCCTACGTCGACGTTGTGGAAGCGGACGTGGTTGGAGCGGGCCTCGAAGGTGTTGGCGACGAGACAACCGCACTGCTTGCAGGTGACGATCGGGGCCTCCGGGTCCCCGGCGTAGGTGGAGGTCGGGAACAGGTCGTATTCGGTGAGGTTCATGGGTTGCTCCTTTGTGGGCTGCTGACAAGTTGCCACACGATCGCGTTCGCACCCGAAGGAGCCGGACGCCGACGGCCACTGTCACACACCAACCCTTGGGCGACCAGTTCACCCCGCCGCTTCCCGGCGCTCGTCTGCTGACGGCCCATCAGATCAGCCAACTCGAAATCGGTGAGCCCGTCAGGATGCGCCCGATGCGCGAGCAGCGCACGTTCACGATCGGTGACACGCACCGCAGGGGTCATGTCGCCGGCTTCTCGTGACGTGTCGGGGTCGTTGTTGCGGTAGGTGGGTGGCAGCGGGAACAGGGTCGGTTCGTGGTAGGTGGTGGTCATCGTGTCTCCTTGGGTTGTGTGTTCATGGTGTCCATTCGGTGACGCGCCCGAACGAGAGCAGCGTCACGATCTCGTTGCCGTCGCGCGGACGCCACATGCGGTAGAACACGCGGTCGCGTTGCTCGGGCATGACCGGCTCGTCGAGCCAGTCGTTGATCGCAGAGGCGCAGCGCATAAACACCGTCGCCCACTCCTTCTGTTCGGCGCTCATCGTCGATCCCGTCTCGCGCTTCATCTCGGCGAAGATGATGTAGCCCTTCTCGTGGATCATCGTCAGGTCGGGGTAGCCCTTGCCGTCGTACTTGACCGGGGTGCGCCATCCCTTGCCGGTCCCGGCCGGACGGAACGATGCGACCTTCCAGCCCCAGAGGTGGGCGAGTTCGACAACCTTCTGCTCGAACACGATCTCGGTGTCAGTGTTCTTCATCGGCGCATCCATCGAATCCAGGCGTCGATCAGCAGGATCGCCAACGACACCCATCCGGCCGCAATGACAATCATGAGGGCAGTCTCGTTCGGTCTGTAGTGGTCGCTCATCATCACTACAACTCAACCACATCACGACTGCCCGGTCAAGGGAAAGTTACGCTGGCTGCGATGGCCGACGAACTGCTCCAAGCGATCGCATCGCTCACACCCGAGCAGGTGGCATCCATGTCACCGAAAGACCAGGCGATGATCCAAGGCGCACTCGAGCGCCAACTTCTGCTGCGATCCCCGGCCGACTTCGCAGCAGGTATGTCGCACGGACAATGGAAGCCGTACCGGCATCTCACTCACATCTCGAACCGGATCGTCAGCATGGTCGAACAGGACACATGCGACCTGCTCATCGTCGAAGCGACCGTCCGTCACGGCAAGACGCAACTCTGCTCGCACTGGACGCCCGCGTGGTACATCACCAAGTACCGTCGCCCGGTCGGCCTGTCGTCCTACGAAGCAGAGTTCGCCGCCACCCACGGCCGACGTGTCCGTGAGATCATCAAAGAGATCGGGCCACGGTTCGGACTGGAAATCGACGACACGTCACGGGCAGCGAACCGGTGGGAACTGCTAGGCGGCGGCGGAATGTGGACGGCAGGCGCAGGCGGCTCCATCACCGGTCGTGGTGCCCCACTCCTGTTGTGCGACGACCCGATCAAGAACGGTGAGGAAGCATCATCGCCGGTCATGCGCGAGAAGCTGTGGGAGTGGTGGACGTCAACGTGGATCACCCGCCGCGAGGATTCGCTTGCGATCGCCGGTCGCACCAAGTTCGTGCTCATCATGTCGCGCTGGCACGTCGATGACATCACCGGACGACTGATCGAACGGATGGCCGAACTCGGCACCCGTGTCGAAGTGGTGCGGCTCCCGGCGATCGCAGAAGAAGATGACGTGCTCGGCCGTCGCCCCGGCGATGCGCTCTGCCCCGAAATGTACGACGCCGAAGCACTCGCCGGTATCCGCAAGGACGTCGGACCCGGCCCGTGGATGTCGCTGTACCAGCAGCGCCCGGTCGCTGTCGGCGGCGGCATGTTGAAACCGGAATGGTTGCAGCATTGGACGTCGGAGACGATGGGTGGTGAGACGTACTACAAGCTCGGCGACCACTACGTGCTCGACTCGGAACTGTGGCGGTTCTCGACGATGGACACTGCGTACACGCGCACCAAGACGTCGGACTACACCGTCATCGCGACGTGGGGTGTCGCCCCGACCGACCCGACGTCACTCGTGCTGCTCAACTTGCAGCGCCGCCGTGTCACGCACGTCGACCATGCGCCGATGATCTTGGACGAGTGGAACACGATGCGGCCGGCGTGGGTCGGCATCGAGAAGCAGATGGCAACCCTGTCCGTGTTCGACGATGCCGCCCGTCAGGGTGTCGTGGTGCGCTGGTTGACGCCCGACAAGAACAAGGTGGCCCGTGCTGAAACGGCGGCGGCTCTGATGGAGCAGGGCCGTATCTGGGTGCCGAGGGATGCGCCGTGGATGCCGGACTTCATCGACGAGCTGGCGTCGTTCCCGCTCGGCAAACACGATGACCAAGTCGATGTGCTCACCTACGCCTGCAACGAGTTGTCGAAGCGGACGGTGCAACCGAAGAAGATCAAGAAGGGGCCCGAGTCGCGCGAGGAAGAAATGTGGGAGAAGCTCCAGAAGCGCAACCGGGCGGCACGGCACCGCTTCCACCCGACGCTCGGTCGCTGGTAAAACATCTCGGTGTGATATTCTGCCAGGATGACACCCTGCATTGAGTACGTCACACGCAACGGACGGCACGAGAGATACCCACGCAAGATGGTGGACCGAAAACGAATTGAGATCACTCATCTGGTCTGGCTGGCGGGTCACGGGGAGAGCGTCCCGACCGACAAGCAGATCAACCATCACTGCGACAACCCGTCGTGCTTTCGTCTTGACCACCTCTACCTCGGCACCGCCAAAGAGAACACGGCGGACCTGTGGGATCGAGGGAGTCCATCACTGCCAGTGGGCGAACAGCAGTGGTCGGCCAAACTCACCGATCAGGCTGTTCGGGACATCAGACGCGAGCACGCCAACGGTGGCGTGACGTACCGCCAACTAGCCGACAAGTACGGAGTCGGTTTGATGACTATTGGCCGCGTTGTCCGTCGCGACACATGGACACATATCCACTGAGCAAGATGTGACTACACTGATGCACACGCAAACAACAGGAGGAATGCAATGAAGATCATGGACGCCTACCCGCCGTACGCGGTCGGGGGATCGTGTTTCATCACGAAGGACTACGACGTGTCCAACGGCAAGCGGGTCATCTCGCTCGATGTCGACGTCGCCAACCTGCCGGCGCGAGGGATGTTGTGCATCTCGGAGGAAGCGGTCCGGCAGATGTGTGTCGCTCTCGGCTGGGCAACCGACGTCGAAGGGTTCGCGAAGCTCGCCGAGGCTCGCGAGCGCATCACCTACTTGGAGAGCGAGAGCGCCGCATTGCGTAGCGCCATCGACGACGTGCTGCACGCGCAGAACGTGGCCGAGAAGGCGGTGCCCGTCAAGAAGGCTGCGGCGAAGAAGTGATCGTCCCGGTCATCCTGATTGCTGTCGTCGCCATCTGTGCGTTCGGTGCGCTCCTGTGGACGATGGACAAGCATGAAGCCGAACGGGAGCTGTGGGCAGCGGAGCGCGAGCGTCTCGTGAATCGTGCCATCGCCCGTCACGCAGGCGAGGTCGTGGCACTCGACCGGGAAGGCAAGCCGAAGCCTGAGCGTGATGACAAGCCGTCGGTGTACATCGAAGGACTCAGTTGACGGTGCGCGCTGTCGTAGGCTGATCGGATGGACGAGGAACAGAAGCCGCTCACCCCCGCCAAAGTGCGTGAGTGCTGGGACAAGGGTGTGAAGGCCACGAGGCCCGAACGGCAGACCGCGTCCGTCAATCACCAGTTCATCCGCAACAAGATGTGGGTGTACTGGAACGAAGGATCGAACCGTCTCGAAGAAGTGCCACGCTCCCCTGAACGTGTCCGTGCGTCGGTGGCCCGCATCGGGCCTGACACGCGGGTCATCATGTCGAAGCTGACTCGTCGCCCGTTGCAGTTTGAGGTGCCGCCCACCACACCCGACGACAAGGCGATGAAGGGGTCACGCATCGCCGAGTCGGCGCTCGCTCAGGCCGCACGCGAACAGAACTGGGAATCACGCCGCCGCGACCATGCCTACACGACATGGGAGGCCGGGGTCGGTGGGCTGTGCGTCGAATGGGACGCGACGACCGGCACGGCGATCGGAGAGAACCCGCAGACCGGCAGGCCGATCATGACCGGTGACGCGAAGGTGTCGGTCGTGTCGCTGCACGAAATGTCGTTCGAGCCTGGCACACGCGACGGTGAACACGCCCGCTACTGGACGTGGGGCCAGGCGCTCCCGCCCGAGGAAGTGCGTGACCTGTACGGGATGGGCAAGACCCCGAAGGCTGACGCCCAAGCGCTCGACGTCATCCACCGTCTCGGCGAGTCCCGCAACAACACGCCGCTCACGATGGTCTACACCTACTACTGCCGTCCGTCGGATCGGATGCCGCAAGGTGCGATCGCCACCGTCGTCGGAGACGAGTTCGTCGACCTCACACCGTGGAATTTTCCGTTCGACGATCGCCTCAACGTGTCGCTCGCCGTTGTCGAACCGATCCACGGGCACTGGTTCGGGCACACACCCGTCACCGACGCCGTCCCCATCCAGGCCGCGTACAACGCGTCATGGTCGTCGATCATCGAACACATGAAGAACGCCGGCAACGCCCGACTGTGGGTGCCGATGGGATCGGTCGAGGACATCGAGGACTTGTCGGACACGTCCGGTGAAGCCGTCGAGTACACCGCCGTCAACGGGATGCGCCCCACCTATGAGGCACCGCCGTCGATGCCGGACTGGTGGATTCGCCAACCGGCGATGCTGGAAGCCGCAATGGACGACGTCCTGTCGTTGCACGCCATCTCTCGTGGGCAGGCACCGTCAGGTGTCGAATCGGGGATCGCCATGTCGATCCTGTCGGAGAACGATGACAGTCCTGTCGGTTCGCTCGCCCGGTCGCTCGGCGACTGTTGGGGGCGTGCAGCGTCGATGGTGCTCAAGCTGTACGAATCGAACGTCAAAGAGACACGCACCGCCACCATCGCACACTCCGGTCAAGGCTCGATCCCTGAGGTGATCCGCTGGAACGGTGGCGACCTCGCAGGCCAGACCACCGCGGTCGTCCCCGCCGACGCCGTCATCCCCCGCAACCGTTCGGCGCAGGCCGCGTACGCCTTCCAGTTGTACGACCGGCAGATCATCACGAACCCGGCCGAACTTGCCAAGATCGCCGACCTGCCCGACCAGTCCGACCTTCTCGAAGGCATCTCACCGGACTCTGCTCGAGCGCACCGCGAGAACTATTGGCTGGCTGCGGGCAAGGCGCGCACCGTCGACAACTTCGACGCGCACGACAACCACATCACCATCCACCGTGACTTCATGCGGTCGGAGCGTTTCGAGAATCTGCCACCCGAGATTCAGCAGATGTTCCGCGATCACATGCTGGCCCACGAAATGTATGCCGCTGGCCGTGGGGCCGAGCAGGTACAGGCTGCGTCTGTGTCGCCGCTCGCTGCCGTGCTGCCCACCGAAGCCACCGACGTCATCCCGTTGGAGATGCTCGGCGGTGCAGGTGTGGCGGCGGGCGGCGCAGGCCCGATGCCGGTAGATGTGCCGGTCGCGGGCACCGAGATCAAAGAAGAAGAACCACAACAGGAGGAAGAAGAAGATGCTGATGAGTGACGAGATCGTCCGTGACGGAAACGAATGGGTGTTCCCCGACGGCAAGCGATTGCCGGTCATCTCGGGAGGCTCCGACGAAGGGCTCGTAGCGACACCGGCCGAGGCCGCACCCGCAGCAGAAGCACCCGCAGCCGCACCGGTCGAAACGAGCGCACCGGCACCCGCCGTCGAACATGACCCGTTCGACTCCAGCGATCTCGGCAACGAAGGCATCGTCCCCCGTGGCCGCTACGACAAGATCGCCAAGGAAGGCCAGGCGTACCGCGAGCAGGCCCGTGCGTTGGAGGAACAGCTCGCCACCTACGAGCAGGTGTACGGGCAGTACGAAGCCGAGGACCGTGACGCCTGGTTCGCGATGGCGAACGAATGGGCGCGTGACCCGCGTGCCGGCGCAGAGATGATGCAGCGCATCGCCGAGGCCGTCCTCAACGAGGGCAAGACTCCTGAGGAAGCAACCGAGCAGGTCATCGCCGAGGATCAGGTCGCCGCAGCCGCCGAACAGTCCGGCCAGACACTCACCCCTCAGCAGGTCGAACAGATCGTCGCCGAACGCCTCGCCGCCGAGAAGGCCGAACGCGAACAGGAGCAGGCGATCGAGTCGATCTTCTCCGAGATTCGTGCCGCAGGGTTCGACCCGCAGACCCGTGCCGGTCACTCCATCCTGTGGACGGCCAACAACGAGACGGGCGGCGACATCGCCAAAGCCGTCGAGATCGTGCAGGCCGAACGGCAGAAGATCATCGACGAGTACGTGTCCGGCAAGGCGTCGACACCGTCACCGATGACCGCACCCGACGCAGGGATGCTTGCGACTCAAGCCCCCGAGGTGCATAATCTGGAGGACGCCTTCAAAGCGAGCCGGGAGTTCCTCAAGGGAATCGCCAGCACGCCGGGCTGACATAGGTGCAGGGCCGGGAGCCCGACCGACCATGACAGGGTGCAGAGCCAGGTGCTCGGCCCGTCGCCAGTGCAGAGCCAGGCGCTCGACTGGATTCCGACGATCCACCACCTTCGCTGAAAGGCAACCCCATCATGACTCAGACCCGTACCACCGCAGACGCGGTGCTCAAGGACTTCTACCTCCCGGCAGTTCGCCAGGTGCTCAACTCCGAAGTGTTCCTCCTGTCGCAAGTCGAAGCGAACAGCGAGGATGTCGAGGGCCGCGCCGCTGTCCTGTCGATCAACACCGGCCGCAACCACGGTGTCGGTGCCCGCGCCGAACTCGGAACGCTCCCGGCCGCAGGCCGTCAGGGCTACAGCGAGCAGCGCGTCAACCTCAAGTACAACTACGGCTCCATCAAGATCAGCGGCCCGCTCATGCGGTCGATGGGCTCGGACCGTGGTTCGTTCACCCGTCCTCTGGAATCGGAGACGCAGGGCGTCATCCGTGACCTCAAGAACGACGTGAACCGTCAGTGCTACGGCAACGGCACGGGCGCGATCGCCACTTGTGCGTCGGCGTCCGGTCAGGTCATCACCCTGGCAGCCTCCACTCCGTTGACGCCGCTGCGTCAGTTGGAGATCGGCATGGTCATCGACGTCGGCACCGTCGCGAACCCGACGCTGCGTGCAAGCTCCGTCGTCATCTCGGCTGTGAACATCAGCGCCAAGACGGTCACCGTTGTCGGAACGCTCAGCGCTTCGACCACCACGACCGACTTCATCTTCCGTGCCGGTTCCGGTGGGGCAGATGGCGGCGTCGGCCAGAAGGAGATCACGGGCCTCAACGCCATCGTCGATTCCTCGGGCGCACTGTTCAACATCGACCCGGCTTCGGTTCCGAACTGGGCGTCGTACGAGGACGGCAACTCGGGCACCAACCGGGCCGTCGCCGAGACGATGTTCACGAAGGCGTCGATGGAAGTCAACATCCGCTCCGGTGAGCAGATCGACCTCTGGGTGACGACCGACGGCGTCCATCGCGGTGTCGCGAACCTCCTGACCAGCCTCAAGCAGTTCCCGTCGACGAACCAGCTCAAGTCCGGCTACACCGGCCTCGACATGGGTTCAGTGTCGCAGGGCAACTCGGGCTCGCAGGAAGTGACCCTCACCTACGACAAGGACTGCACCGGCAACACGGCGTACGGTCTGACGACCAAGCGTCTCCAGCAGTACCGGATGTCGGACTGGGAGTTCATGGAGGAGGACGGCAGCGTCCTCTCTCGTGTCAGCGGCCAGGACGCCTACGAGGCGACCCTGTTCTGCTACCACGAGCTGGCGACCGACGCGCGCAACGCGCACGCGAAGATCGCTGACCTGACCGAGTCCTGACCCTTTCTCCCCCACCCGGTCGCCCTCCTGTGGCCGGGTGGGGGGAAACCCCCTGGAGTAAGGTGACGTCATGCCAGCGCTCGTGTACCCCGAAGTGATGCCTGACGGCAGTGTCGCCCACGTAGAACCGGGCATCCTCCACAAGCTGCACTACGGGGACGCAACGAAAGGCTGGGAAGGCGACCCGAACCTCCACATGACGTGGAACGGGCAGACCGAACGATGGTCGCTGTGGCGGCTGGAGCAGGACTGCCAATGGCATGTCGTGTGCCGGTCACAGCCTGGCATCCCGTTCGATGAACGCCTGCTCGAGCATCTCGTCGCCCATGACCGTCGCCGGTTCAAGAAGTCGTTGCACGATCAGATCGTCGAGAAGAACGAGGCGGTCGACCGTGAGATTCGCCGCAAGAACGACGACTTCATCGAGAACGAAGTGAACCCGCGGCTCGACTGGGCGTTGAAGAAGGACGGTCTGCTGTGACCCGCCTCGCTCAACTCCGACGCACCGTCCGGTCCCGTCTCGGCGTGCCGGTCACCGACCAGTTCCAAACCGACGACGTCATCGACGAACACATCAACATCGCCATCCAGACCATCGAGCAGGAGGCACGCTGGCCGTGGCAGGAAGCGATCCAGACCGTCACCATCGACAACACTGACGGCGACTTCACCGTCCCCACCGACTGGCGGGCGACCAGGGCGATCGTGTCGGACCGTTACGAAGTGAAGGTCGTGTCACCGATCGACGTGCTCATGTACCCGACCGACGCGGCAGGCCCCCCGCAAATCTGTGCGATCGTCGACCGCACCGTCAAGATGCGTCCCGCGCCGGCCGCAGGCGTCACTCTCGCCCACGTCTACTACCGTGCCCCGGTCCTGCTCGTCACCGACGACGACGAACCGCAGATGCCCGCCGAGTACACACCCGCGATCGTCGCGAAGGCCGCGGAGCTACTGTCGTTGCGCGAAGATGATCGGGCCGCAGCAGCGGCACACATGAGCGAATACCAGCAGTGGCTCGGGCGGATGAAGAAGGACACCCGACGCACCACCGGCCCGATCACACCCCGAACCCGACCCGGTAGCTGGGTCTAAGGAGGAACCATGTCCGTCACCAATCTGGTCAGCACCCTGTCGACCTCGGCGAAGCTGATCGTCGACTGCACGAACGTCAGCATCAACAACCCGTGCTACGTGCGTCTGCAAGAAGCGTCAGCGGCCGTCGTGATCGGCGGTGTCGGCGTCACCACAGCCAACGGCCAGACGGTCGCAGCGACGTCAGGTGTGCGTGATCTCGTCCTCGGCCCCGGCGACGATCTGTGGGCCATCGCAGCATCCGGCACCCCGACCGTTCGTGTCCTCGCCACGGGCGGTCCTGGCAGGATCATCGCGTAACCTGCCGACATGGCCGACTTCCCGATCAGATGGAACGACTTTTCGGGCGGCGACTACGGTGACCTCGACTCGTCGAAAGCTGAGTCGAACCAGTACCACGGCAACAACGTCATGGTCTACGACTCGGGGCTCATCGGGCCTCGGGCCGGCCTCAAGGCATTGCCGGTCACCGGTCTGCCGGACCATACGACCGCGCCCGGTCCGATGGGGTTCTCGTCGTTCGGCGGCAACCTGCTGATCGCCATTGACCGGCTCTACCAGATTCCTGTCACTGCGCCTGCCGCTGTCGCGCAGGACGCGTACCCGACGTCGACGACCACACCGGTCCGGTTCGCTCGAGCGAACGGCATCCTCTACACACTCAAGGGTGGCATCGTCTACAAGCATGTCGGGACTGCGACCACCGCGGTCACGATGCCGACCGGGATCACGTTCTCCGAACTCGTCCAGTGGGAGCAGTGGTTGATCGGTGTCGACGCTGCGGTCCCGTACCGCATCTGGTACACGTTCCTCGATTCGGGTGGCCCCGACTTCGACGTGTGGCCCGACAACAACTTCCTGTACGTCGGCGGCAACGAAACGATCCAATCTCTGCTCCCGATCTACAACACGCTGTACGTCGGCAAGTCGACGGGCTGGTGGGCGGTGTCCGGTGTGCTCGGCATCCAAGCGTCGGTGCGTGCCATCACGCTCGGCAACGGTCCCCGCGATGCTCGGCTCGCCGCAGCCACCACCGACAACCGGATCATCTACTGGCCGAACCAGGACTCGCCGGCCATGTTCAACGGTGAGAAGGTGCGTGTCCTCGAAAGCCAGTCGCTTCGTCAGGCGCAAACCGATTTCCCGTCCGACGGCATCGCGGTCACACCGACACATCAGAAGGTGTACATGGCGGGCGACTCGGACGCCGACAACAACGCCACCGACCTGTACGAGTACAGCCAGGGCCGTTGGTCCTATCTTTCGTTGAACACGGCGATCGGTGGCATCCTCCCCGCCGACGTGACATGCGGAAGTTCGCTCCCGTCCGGCGTGATCTTCACGGTCAACAACCCGACCACGATCGGTGACCCGGTCGTCATCTCGTCGTTCCATCACTCCCTCGACCGTCCCGGCCACGTCGACGACGAGTACGCCTCACCGACCGATCCCGGCGACACGGAGCTGGTGTCGGGTGAACTCGAGCTGCGGTCGTGGTACGACGGGCAGGGCCGTCAGGTGATGGTGCGTTCCGTGATCGTGCAGTTCCGCAAATGGGAGTCGGGTCTGGCGAACTCCTTGAATCGGATCACGATGAACGTGACGGTCAACGGCCAGTACGAGTCGGGGTCGTCGACCGGTCAGACCGCCGAATGGTATGAGCCTTCGGAGCGTGCGACCGCGGACGGAGTGAACGATTCGTGGCGGGTCAACATCGGTGAGCAGGGTTTCGGCAACGGGTTGACGATCACGTTCCCGAAGCTCCAGGGTGTCGCGATCCGTGAAGTGATCGCGCTCTGTCAGGTGAGGAACTCCAAGACGTGAGCGACGGGCCGTTCTTCCAGTACGCCATCCGTTCCGGCGACATGGTGCAGGAGCAGCGCGACCGGGAACTCGAGGACTACCTGTCGACGCTCGGGGCGGGCACGGTCGGTCCTGAGGGGCCTGCTGGTCCTGGCGTGCCTGCCGGTGGGGCGACACGGGACATGCTGGTCAAGTCGTCGGGTGCGAACTACGACACCAAGTGGCGGGCGTTCGTCGAGTTGACGGTTGGGACTACGCCGCCGTCGTCGCCTGCCATCGGTGACGTGTGGATCGACACCTCCTGATTGGCGCGATGCGTAGACTCGTTCCCAGCGACCGCTGATGAAGGAGTGATTCATGGCAGGACAACCGAATACCGCAGGCGCGAACAGGATGCTCGACGCCTTGACCGGACGGGCAACGCAGACCGCGTACACCTCGTATCTGGCACTTTGCACGACGGCACCGACCGACTCCGCAGGCGGAACGGAACTCACCACGGCAGGCACCAACGGGTACAGCCGCCAGTCCGTGACGTGGGGCGCACCCTCGGGCGACCCATCGAGCACGTCGAACACGAACGCGATCACGTTCGGTCCGTTCTCGTCTGACCTCGGCAACGTCACGCATCTCCAGTTGATGGATGCGTCGACTGCCGGGAACGTGCTCGCCTACTGGTCCGCTGACGTGGCGAAAGACCCGGCCAACGGTGACTCGGTGACGGTCGCAATCGGCGCTCTTGTCATGACGGCAGACTGACGATGGCTGACGGCATCACACTCCCAGGCACCGGTCTGGTCGCTGCGACTGACGAGGTGACCGTGAACGGTGTGGCCGGTCACGTTCAGTACGTGAAGCTGGTCGACGGCACGTCGAACGGCACGGACGCTCTGCCCGGTACGGCGGCGAACGGGCTCGATGTCGATGTGACCAGGGTGATCCCCGGTACGACTGCGACGGCGCTCGGCAAAGCGGAGGACGCTGCACATACGGACGGTGACACGGGCGTCCTGCTGCTCGGGGTGCGTGGCTACACGGGTGCCGGGACGGACGGCGACTACTCGGCGGTGGCGGTCGCGTCGGACGGTCATCTGATGACCGAGAACCACTTTGACCGGTTGCGGATCGCTGTCGATTCGGGCGGGTTGACGATCGCCACGAACGCCTACACGGCGGGCGATCAGGTTGGCACTCAGTTCACGTTGGCGAACGCTGCACGAGTCTCGGGCGGAACCGGCATGATCCGCTCGGTCATCCTCACATCGGCTGCTGACATCATCGGTGCGTTCGATGTGGTCTTCACTCGTTCTTCGATCACCTTGGCTGCGGACAACGCCGCCTATGCGATCTCAGACACGGACGCCAAGGCCGTGATCGGGCTGGTCCCGTTGGCTGGTGCCTACGACATCGGCAACAACCGGATCGCTCAGGCCCACAACCTGGCGATCCCGTACGACTGCTCGGGTGGTACGTCGCTGTACGCCTCACTGATTACCCGTGTCGGGCACACGTTCTTTGCGGCCGTCACGGACTTGCAGTTGCAGGTGTTCGTTGAGAGGGACTGACGATGCCTTACGACTTCGTTGCGTCGGGTGCTGACGACATCACGTTCTCTACGACCACGACGGCGTTCGCTGACAACCGGACGGTGTTGGTGTGTGGCTGGTGGCGTCCGACGACGGCTGTTGCCGGGTCGGCTCGCCTGTGGTCGTTCGGTAACGTGATGGGCGCACACTACGACACGACGGACCGGTTGAACATCATCACGCAGAACGCTACGACGAACGGTTCGTGGCACGCCGCATCGTGCGGGTTCGTCACTGATGAATGGCTGTTCGTTGCGGTGCTGGCATCGACCGAGAACACGGGCGTCCTGAACGCTCTCAGGGTGTGGACTGGGACGATCAGCACGGCACCAGAAGCCAGAACGGTGTCAGTGACGACCACTCCGGTCGGCAACTTCACTGGGAGCGCCTCGTTCTACATTGGCGCTCGTGGCACGGTTTCAAACTTGGCGTGGGGTGGGCAGATCGCCGACGTGTCGGTTATGGTCACCGACGCCAGCTACGGCGTCACGGCCCATCCGTTCGGGCTCGCCACTTCCGGCGTCATCACGGACGCCGAGGCGCGGCTCGTCTACGAGCGGTTGGTGTTGCCGCTGTGGCTCGGGGACACATCAGTCCTATGGCGGTATGAGAACGGTTCCGCTCGGGCGGCATATCACATTGGACTGGATGGCGGAGCCACAGTGGTTGGCAACACTCGTGGATCAGCCACGGTCATGCCGTCTCCTGCGGTCACGATCAACGGTGCTACATGGTCCCAGGAGGGTGCGCCACGGCCCCGGCTGACCCCGGCAATGTGGCCTGATCTGGTGATGTAAGCCATGCTGCTGCTCCTGCTCACCCCGGCAGCGGGCGGGACGTCACACCCGATCACGGCGTCAGGTTCGACGACCACGACCGGCAGTGCCACCATCAACTGCACCCGCCCGATCACCGCGTCAGGCTCGACGACCACCACCGGGTCGGCAGCGATCAACGTCACCCGGCCGATCGCAGCCTCGGGCTCGACGACCACGACCGGCAGTGCCACCATCAACTGCACCCGCCCGATCACGGCATCCGGTTCCACCACCACGACGGGCTCCGCAGCGATCGGACGCACCCACCCGATCACCGCATCGGGTTCCACCACCACCACCGGCAGCGCGGCGATCAACTGCACACGTCCGATCACCGCGTCCGGTTCGGTCACCATCACCGGCTCCGCAGCCATCGACATCCCCGTAGGCATCGAACATCCGATCACCGCGTCCGGTTCGGTCACCATCACCGGCTCCGCAGCCATCGGGCGCGCCCACACGATCACCGCGTCCGGCTCGACCCGCGGACCGGCGACCGTCAGAGTGTGGAACGGGACGGCGTACGTCGACGGACAGGTGAGAGTGTGGACCGGTTCGTCATGGAGCTAACTGATACCGTTGCGTCCAAGGAGTAGGTGAATGGCGACAGCGACAAATCCCAAGCCGGCCGTACGGGTCGCAGCGAAGAAGCCCGCGGCCAAGCCGACCGGCCAAGAGATGACCAACCTGCTCGGCAGGTTCGGCGTCGACTACAGCAACGCGCCCGCCCCCACCCCGGCGATGCTCGCATTCATGCGCGGCCTCGGCATGACGCTCGACACGCTCACCGACGCCAAGCAGAAGCAGGTCATGCGGATCAAGGACCGCTCCACGACGGCGCTCGGCGACATCGACACCGCCAACGAACGCACCAAGACGAACATGCTCGCCGATCTCGTCCGGCGCGGTGTGCTGCGTTCCGGTGAATCGAACACCCGCTACAGCCAGCAGGCCGAGAACGTCGCCCGCCAGAAGTCCGGTGTGCTGCGCGACGAAGCAGAAGGAATCGACTCGGCCGACACGATCTACAACAGTGGCCGCGACCAGCTCCGTCAGCAGGCGCTCGAGCGCACCTTGGACACCGAGACGAACGAGGCGACCCGCAAGGCGTCGCTCGCTGCACAGGAGCAGTCGTGGAAGCGGCAGGATCAGGCGGCTGAACTCGCCTACCGGCGTCAGCGTGAAGCCGAGGAACGGTTGCTCCAGCAGCAGATCAAGTTCGCGGGCGGCGGGCTCTGATGAGCACCAACATTCCCGCAGCCGATCCGGCACTGTTGCGCGCTCAGGCGAAGGCCGGCCCGGCAGGCGTCGAAGCGTTCGAGGAAGCGAAGAAGGAACTCGCCACACAGCAGGCGGCGGCAGCAGCGCAGGCGATGGCCGAGGCGCAACGCCGTGGTTCCCCGACGATCGCTGCGGGTTCGGCGGCGGCGGGCCTCAACGACATGTATGCCCGTCGTCTCGCGTCGTTGACGCAGGCCGGTGCGTTGGCCGGCGCGCAGGCCGAGTCTCGTGACGCGCGCATGGCCGACTATTCGAGCGCGGTCGGTCAGGCCCGGTCGTTGATCGCCGATCAGACGGCGCAGACGGTGGCTCCGATCAACGCTGAGACGGACTATCGGATCAAGGCGTTGACTCGTGAGGGGCAGAACGCTGTTGATCGGATCGAAGCGCAGATGCGTCTCGACGCGGCCCGTGCCGCCATGTCCGGTGGTGGCGGTGGCGGTGGTGGCGGTGGAGGCGGCGGGAAAGACCTTGGGTCGCTGAACCAGAACGAACTTCGTGCCGCCATGACCAACCGTGCGCAGGCGAAGATGGGCACGACGATCAACCGGGCGCAGACGGCGATGCGTCAGACCGCCGAGCAGGCCCGTCAGGCTGCGTCGTACGCCGGTCGTTCCGCGCAGGCGGGGTACGCACCGACTCGTGACCTGGCCGCGCAGGAGGCGGCACGTCAGGCCGGTTCGTATGCGTCGATGTCGCAGCGCTCGTCCACCCGTGTCAGTGACGCCTTGAACCGGCAACGCCAGGAGCAGCAGCGTCTCGCCACGTCCTATCTCGGCCAGAGCCGCCCGACCGCACCGGCCGCAGTGGCGGGGACTGCGCCGATCCCGTTCTCACGGAACCAGATTCTCCAGCAGTCCCGGCTCGCAGCACCGCGCCCGCCAATGCAACTGTCGTCGCTGTTCAATCAGGAGATGAACCGTCAGGCCGGTTCGATGATGAGCCGGTCCGGTGGCAGCAGCGCCCGCCAAGTTGTGCAGGCAGCGATGCAGGCACTCAGCCAGGGTGTGCGCGGCGATCGCATGTCGGCGCTCGCAGCAGGACGACAGAGCGCCGGTCAGGTGTCGCCGCTGTACCTCAACGACAACGCATCCATGTTCACACCCGAGCAGGCGCTCGCGTTCACGGGCGATCCCGACGCATCGCTGTACGGCTACCTGTTCGACGAGAACAACCCGGCCCGACGCATCCGTGCCATCGACGAGATTCTCGGCGGTGCCCCACGGTACGGCGACCAGGGCTCAACCGCAGAGGACGGGTCGGTGGACGACACGGCACGGGCAGCGATGCGCGACGCGATGATGCTGTCGGCGTTCGACCTGTCCGACGAAGGCTACGACATCACCCAACCCGAGGTCGACGCAGCGCTCGACGACGACGCCAACTGGAAGCCTGGCTCTACCTACGCCGACGTGATGGGCCGCTCCGAAGCCAAGGGCGACACCCGCGATCAGCAGGAAGAAGCCAACGACTGGGCACGCCAGCAGCAGCGCGAAGCCGAGGCCGCATACGAACAGGCCGACGACGACGAGAAGGCAGAACTCGACTCGCTGCGCGAGGCGGCAACCACACAGTTCGCCACCAAGACCGGGCTGAGCGCCAGCAAGTACGGACTCCCCGAAGTGTTGCTCGCCGAGATCGTCAACGACCCGACGTTCGACGCGGCACGGGAACTCACCGCAGAAGCAGCCGACTCCGACGAGGTCATCAAGATTCTCAAGGACAACAACTTCGACTCCACCGACCCGTACTACGCCACGATGATCCGCATTGTTGCGGACATGTATGTCTGATGTCTACGCACCCCGACCGTCGGCACCACGCTCACTGCGGCCGACCACGACATCTCGGACGCGTGCGCCCCAGAACCCTGAGATCGCCCGCCTTCGACGGGCACTGAGCGACGGTGGCGGGCCGCGCCGCAAACCACCGCCCGGTCTGAGCCAGGCGCTCGCCAAGAAGCGCGAGCAGACATCGGCGATGTCGTCGCTCACCGACGGATTCGAGCGCGGCAACGCTTCCATCTTCGGTCAGATCGTCAACGAGGTGAAGGCCGCGGTCACGCAAGGCCCCGCCCAGATTCTCAAGGCCGGCGCAATGACAACGCTCGGCCCGATCCGTGCCGCAGTCGATCTCGCCAAGGACGGCGAACTGCGCGGCGACGGCGGACTGTACGGCGTCTACAAGGAGTACGCACCCCTGTCGCAGATGGTGTCCGACTCGTTGGAGAACACGTACCGGCGCAACCTTGATCCGCTCACCCCGTGGAACTGGGAAGGACCGGGCGGTGTCGTCGACAACTGGAAGGAAGCGTCCGACGAGGGCCGGACCGTCGCATCCATCTTCGAGGATGTCGGCAACGCGGCGATCGTCGCGGGTGCAGCATCCCGTGTCGTCGGTCGTGTCCCGAGGCAGGTCGGTGTCGGCAACATCGCCGAGTCGGCCGTACTCGAGGGTGCCCCGGCGAAGGTGCGGAGTGTCGGTGCTGGTGCGGCAGCGTCGACGGTGGATGACATTGCGACGGCGGCACGCACGGGTGCTCGTACGGCGAGGACTGCGGAGGGTGCGATCGCTGACGTGGCGTCCGTCCCCGCCATGTCTCGTGGCCGGGGTCTGGCGAACGCAGCGCAGCGTGCCGGCTACACGGACACGGCGATGCGGTTGGACACGGTCGGCCGCGGACTCGGTCGTGCGACTCGTGTGTTGGATGCGCCGGACAATCTGACGGTCGGCTGGCAGTTCCTCGGTGCGGGCAAGGCGATCGGTGCGGCAGGTCGTGGTGTGTCCCGTGTGGCGTCGAGGCTGGCACCGTACGCGAACGAGCATCTCGGTATCGACAACGTGCTCAACCAGCGTGTGGACCCTGACGCCCGTTCTCGTCGTGACGCGACGAAGCGGGCGGTGGAGACATCCGAGTCGCTCAAGGCGACCGTCAAGCACAACGGCGCATCCGTGCTCGCCAGGGCGAAAGAGGAAGGACTCACCCAGTCCGAAGGTGTCGCCGTGCTCAACGCCATCGACCAGCGGTTCACGCCGGTCGCGAACGCTGTCCGCATTCTGGTCAGCAAAGGCAAGGAGGCCGAGGCGCGCCGGTTCGTGGAGGACCAGTACGCAGCCACCCACCCCGCCGAACGTCCCACCTACGACGACATCGTTGCCATCATCGACTACGCCGACAACCCCGACGGTCCACGGGTACGCCCGGTGTACGAGATCGCCAAAAAGATCGAGAACGAACTTGCCGCCGAACGCACCAAGCTGCGTCAACTCGACCCGAAGAACCCGCTCGACCCGGCACAGTTGGGTGACGAACTCCTCCCGAAAGAAGTGGACCGGCAACGAGCCAAGCTCGAATCCGAACGCAACAAGGCGGCAGGCCAGCGCGGTCGTCTCACGTCGCGTGTCGTGCGTGCCGTGTCGATGGAACGGGCACAGACCGCGATCAACGCTGCGCTCCCCGACCCGCCGAACCCGCGGGCACTGCTCGACCAGGGCAGCAGGCAGGGCCGTGCAGCCCAACAGCTTCGTCAACTGCACACCGATCATGCCGCCGCGGTCAAAGCGCTCGACGAGACGGTCAAGGACTATGTGCGTCAAGCGGACCGTCAGTCGCCGCTCACCCGCGACTTGGAGGCCCGCATCGACGAACTCACCGATGCCGCCGTCGAACTCGAAGCCCGCATCCGCAGCGAGCAGCGCCAGTACGACGCGACGGTGGCCTTGTCGCGGGCGACCGGTGACACGCAGACCGTCGACGTTGACGGCAACCCGGTCGATCCCGAAGCAGCGATCCAGTCCGAGATCGACGACATCGTTGCCCGTCCCGAGCCCGACCTGACGAACATGCCGACGGTGGCTGCGATCACCGAAGTCTCCCGCCAGATCGCCGACGACATGAAGGTCGAACTGTGGGGCGAGATGCAGGCCACGTTCGAGCGCATGGGTCTGTCGTTCATCGACCCTGACGGCAAGACGTACGACTGGT